AATGTCGGAAACCGGATTGCAGAACTGATGTATGAAAAAATCATAGAACGTGCAGTAAATCAACTTTGTGCAAGTGAAGATGATTTTGATTACATCTGCAACGGGACTCTTGACACACATCTTTATTACAAGAAGGAAGAAGTCTCCTGCTGGGAAGACATTGTAGAATTAAACAAACAAAAGTAATAACTATTAAATTAAACAATTATGAAAGAGATTAGAGACAAAAAAGAACAAACAATCATTCGTTATCAAGCAGAAGATGGTACCATGTTCAATGACAAATTGGAATGCCAACGGTATGATAATACGGCAAAATGTGTTATCAAATCACGCATCCAAATCAATAGGATTAACATATGGGATTTCTGTTTTGGCGACGAAGACCATACGGTTGAAATCATCAAAGGAAATCCGAAAGACGTGAAGATGTATGCCGCGTTCAGAAGATACGGCTGGGAACCATTCGACAACAACGTCGAGGAGTTCATCAAAAAAGACTTGAAGGAAAATGATGTAACACTACTTTTCTTGAACTACAACGACGAGCCGTACAAGATTGTTACGTTTGACGACTTCATCGAGAACATCAAAAACTGCTGCAAGGATGCCGAATAACAACATCAGGATTACGTTATGGGGCATGGTGAAAGGCAGCGAGACGTTTCTGTTTCGCGACAAGGCTTGCACCATGCCTTTTGGCTTTGTAAAGAGCAAATCTGTCAAGAAAGGAATTGTAAAGTTCCTTGACAAGGAATATGACCTAATTATCGTACAATGAGCAACAAGTATTTTGAAATCAGAGACAAGTTCAATTCACGTCCTACGCCTTATATGTTCTGGGCATTTAACCGTGACCAGTTTGCAAAAGGCCTTGAGAAGCTGAAAAGCAGCGGCTGGAAGACCAAGGACGAGAAGCTTGTCAGCATAGGCCTCGGCGGCTACACTACGCACAGGGGCCTGAAACAGCTCGACAAAGAGATTGCGGAGCATTATGAGGAAATCAGAAGCAACTGTGATCCGCAATGGGTCTACAATTACGAATGCAACAACCATGAGAGCGAAATTAACGCCGTGGGCGATGCTGAAGCATTATCAATCATCGTACACATTTGGGGAGAGGAGAAGGCAAAAGACATCAAAAGAAAACATGCATATTATTCATTAGAAGAAGTAATCAAACAATTTTAAGAGATGAAAGAAATTTTAGTAGCACAACCGATTGAAATGGAACAGAGAAAAACCTTCGACTTCAAAGAGAACAATGTTGAAGTCATCACGCTTGACGAGCTCAAGCGCACCTACAAGGAAAACGACATCCTCGGCAGACCTCTGCGTGAAATGTACCATTACGAAATCATCGATGCCATCCAGGAGGAGCTGGCAAAGCAGAACCTGACGATGGAAATCAGCGAGATTTTCGCAGCGCAAAACAGGTCAAGACAAGATCCTGCTGTTGTTATAAATCCTGAGATTGAGAACAAGTATGGCAAAAATGCCATTGAAGCCCATGTGCTTCGCCGTGTGTTTGCCAACATCAGGGTCTATGACTTTGATAATGATGAGCTGACCACCAACATCGGTCTGGCATTCCACCAGAATGCCATCCAGATAGGCTATGGCCCTATGGTCAAGGTATGTCACAACCAGTGCATCATGTCACCGGAAAGAGTGCTGTCCACCAACCGCTCAATGGGCGTCAAGGACATGCTCCACAAGTTCGGTGAGTGCATGCAGCAGCTCCAGTTACATATTGAGGAGGACAAGGAGTTCATCAATCGCATGAAGGAATATCAGATGCTTCCTTCACAAATCCTTCAGCTGATTGGCATGTTCGAGTGCAATACCATCAGCTATTACTCGAAAAATACGGACATCCACAACAGGGAGTTCTTCCCGCTGAACCTCAACCAGATCGGCAGGTTCACCGAGGATGTGATGGTTGAGATGCACAAGAACAACAACAACATGTCGTTGTGGGACGTGTACAACGTGGCAACCAACCTGTACAAGGCTGACGATATGGAGATTCCTTCCATGTTCTCGCAGCACCTGGCACTCAACCGCCACGTGAAAGGTCTTCTCACATATTAATAACCAAAAACAACCAGAACAATGGAAATGTTAAAAAAATTGAACGAGCTGAATGGCGAAATCGTCAGAAGGCTGAATGAGCGGGACTTCACGGTCGAAGACCCGCACATCACGAAACGTGATGACATGACGACGCTGCGATGCGACATCGTGATGGGCGATATGCGTTTCTACGCCTACACCGATGACTCGACAATGGGGCTGAGCGCATGGTGCGGTAACGTGCATCTGCCGCCTCTTACAGATGTGGAGAAGGCCGGCGTAATCAGGTTTCTCTGGATGGTGAGCTCTGGCATCATTGTTGACCAGCACAGGATGGAGAACGAGACGCTGCAACGGAGTCTCACAAAAGTCGCAGACCTTGAGAAGATTGAAGTTTCCGAATAAAAAAAACACACATCCCATAATAAAGCGGAAATATCTGCGTTATAAAATGGGAACTGAAAGAGGTGGTGGATTTCAAATGATTTGTTGTTTGTCTTGGGGATTGGGGACAGTCCACCATCTTCTTTCTGTCTAAAACAGGAAAAAATGGAACATGAATTACTTGCGGATTTCTATGGGAAGGTAACTGACTGCTTGTACAAGATAGAGGAAAGGCTTTTCAATACCCTTCATCTGACACGCGAGCAGTATGTGAAGCTCATATCGACAGATGAAGGAAAGAAGAAGCTGAACTCTGTCATGGAGTCAAAGCCCGAACTTATGCCGCTTCTCATGAAACTGGAGACTGTGACAAAGATACATTCGCTTGTAAGCGAACAGTACAACAATTATTTACCATTTTAATCATTAATCAAGATGAACAGAGAAGAGTTCAAGAATTACGTAAAGACGCTTCCGAAGGAAGTGCTTGCACATGTGGTGTCGGTCAACGGATGCGATGCCATCTATATGGTGCGGAAGGACTACGACAGGTCGTACTATGTGGACATGCTGACACTCAAGACGCACGATATCGAGGTGCGCGCCCCATGGTTCATGAGGCTGTTTGGCATCAGGACAGTCCATCCGACAAGACTTGCTGAGAAGATCGATGCGCTGGCCCATTTCGGCACATCTGTCGTGCGCAAGGACGGTGATATGGTGTCACTTATCTCAACAAGGGACAGATGCACGAAAAGGAAAAGGACATCGCTGCAGACAAGCGTGCTGAACTCGTTACGGTACAACTGCGCGGTTGTCGTGCAGCTGGAAGATAAAATTTTATTGATATGCTAATCAACGAAAAACTGAAAAAGCAGTTCGAAATGAACTGCATCAACTACAATGAGGGTATGACGACATTGCTTATCCTGTATTTCGGTCTGGAACGCAACAACAGCGCGATGAACGACAGGATGATAACGCAGCTGTCAGTCGCCAACCTGCTCAGCTATAACTATGAGAGACAGGAGTACACGTTCCCTGTGCCGCTATTTGAAGAAGAAAAAAAAGCCACCTATGACAAGAGCCATCCGTGTCTTGATGCGGGATTTATGAGAGAATTCATAGACCTGTTCATCAGGAAGAACCCGAGAAAACGTGTGTCTGTCACACAACTTAGCGAACAGATGGTGAAACTTGTACGGGATTTTCCTGATGTCACACAACATGAGCTTATGGAGGCCGCTAAGCTCCATCTTGCGGAGTTTGATGAGATCCACTGCAAGCAGCCCAACTACTTCATCCACAAGCAGGGCGAGGGCTACAACTGCATGGCATACATCGAACGTGTGAGGGAGGGTGAGAGCGCCAAATCAAATGATTTCAACCTGTTTGAGGACACGTTATGAGTTTCAGTGAGACATTACAGGAAATCATTAACCGCCTGCAGAACAAGGAACAGGGCTACTACAACTGCATTCCGTTCTCATTGGAGAGGCTGTCAAGTATCGTGCCGGGACTCATACAGGGTGAATACTACCTTGTCACAGGAAGCAGCGGAAGCGCCAAATCCAAGATAACGAGGCACATGTTCATCCATGAGCCGTACCTGTATGTGAAAGCACATCCCGAGCTTGACATCAGGTTCCATGTCCTGTACTGGTCGCTGGAGGAGAACTATAACAAAATTGAGAAGACCGAGATGTCAAGGCTCCTGAAAAGGAAGTACGGCATTAACAAGGGCTACCGGGACCTGATGTCAATAGGTCCAAACAGCAGCCTCACATGGGATGATGTCGAGAAGCTGAAGCAGCTGGAGGACGAGATGTCTGAATGGGACAGGCATATTAAGGTCTTCGACGCCTCCAATGCGAACCCTACAGGAATCATGAAGAAGATAGAGTCGTTCGCATACGCGATCGGAAGGTACTACAAGTCCGACGACACACCGTTCACCGACGCTGAAATGGATGAAGTGAAACAGGGCAAGGGCAACTGGCTTGACAAGGTGAAATGCTACAAGACCGACCATCCGAGGCATTATGTGGTCATCCTTATAGACCATGTGAGCCTTATAAGCACGGAGCAGGGGATGTCGCTGAGGGACAGCATAGAGCTGCTTTCCAAAGTGTATCTGCTCCGTGCAAGGGACAGGTTTGGATTCATACCCGTGATTGTGCAGCAACAGCAGTCAATCAAGGAGAAAATGCAGTACACAAGCAGCGGCAGCGCGATAGAAGACAAGGTTGAACCATCACTTGACTCGCTCGCCGACTGTACCACGACACAGAGGGAGGCCACAATCGCCTTCGGCATATTCAACCCCTACAGGTACAAGATACAGAGCCATGGAGGCTATGACATCACAGTTCTGAGGGACAATTACCGATCGCTGAAGCTGCTGAAGCAGCGTGACGAGAGGGCGAGCGTGGCATGGCCCCTGTATTTCGAAGGAGAGAGCGATTTTTTCAAAACTCTCCCCGTTGTGAAGGATGAGAACAATGAGCTCATCAAAAAAATCTACCAAAAAATAATGGAAAAGAATGCAAGGAAAAAAGCACAACTACAAGCTTGATGACGCATTCGTGGAAGAATGTGTCACAGCGCTCGCCATGCAGAGCCTTGTCAACGAGACAAGGTACGAGGGTGAGACGCAGGAGGAGGCTGACAAGAGGCTCGCTGCCGCCTTCTCCGAAAGAAAATGCGAGTACAGGTTGAAATTCTTACAATGTTAGTATCATGATTGAATTACCTACAGAAAGAAGCAAACCACAACAATATAATCCTAAGCTGCTTGTATTGTTTGGCAAGCCCAAATCAGGGAAATCTACCATCATGGCCGCTCTTGACAACAATCTGATTGTCGATTTGGAAGACGGCTACAAAAGCCTATCTGTGATGGCTGTACAGGCGAGAACGGCAAATGACATGCTTGAGATCGCCAAGGCCATCAAAGAAAAGACAAATAAGCTTGGTAAATATCCGTATGAATACATCACCATTGACAACGCCACAAGGCTGGAGGAAATCTGCCTTGAAATGGCTGCGGACGACTACAGGAAAACCGACATGTCGATGAGAAAAGAAACTGGTTTAAGATGGGGGACCAAGATGGATGAGAAAGGGAATGTTGTGATTGACAAATCAGCGGACATCAGACTTCTTCCGAAAGGCGCAGGGTATCTTTACCTGAGAAACGCAATCAAGAAAGTTATATACACTTACAAAAAACTTGCTCCTACGCTCATTTTGGTGGCACATGTGAAAGACACACAGATAAATGAAAACGGAGAGGAGATGTGGGAAATGAGCGTTGACCTTGCAGGGAAGATGGGCAACATCATCTGCGGTGAGGCAGATGCCATCGGTTACATCTACCGCGAACAAAACAAAACCATCATCAGCTTTGAAGGAGGCGGGAATACAATCAAGGAAGCGAGACCGCTTCATCTCAGAGGAAGAAGGTTCATCGTGGCTGAATCCGATGAGAACAACGAAATCAAAGTTGATTTGAGCAAAATATTTATTAACCAAACCAAAAACTAAAAATTATGGCAGAAGAAACGAATTATGGCTATGTAGGCCTGGAAGAAATCCAAAAAGGCAGTAACAGCGGCTCATGGAAATGGGGCGTGAATTTCAATGTTCGTCTGAAGGACATCGAATATCATGAAGCCACCACAAATGAAAATGGTTTCAAAGTGAGCCCCAAGGTAGTGATGACTTTCGGCTTCGAGAATGAAGAATCCACAAAGACACTCACAATCTTTGAGCCCAACCCTGACAGCTGCTACAGCAAGACACTGAAGAAGTTTGTCAGCAGGGGAGAGGAGGGGTTTGACGAGGAAAGAGCGCAGGTCATGTACAATGTAAGATTTGACAGCGCAAACAAGACCCTTTCCAACATCCTCGGCTGCTTCCTTGAGAAGGAGAAGATCATGGCAGCAATGCAGAAGGCTCAACAGAATTGCGTCGAAACCAAGAAGAAATTCGGTTTCGCCGAATTTGCGAGACTTGTCATCAGCGGCATCAAGTCAACCAATTTCCAGACTGTTCCTCTTGACATCATGATGCAGTACAGCTCACGTCTGAGCGACAAGGGAAATTCGTTCCTTGAAATCCCCGAGGCTGACAAGGGACTGTTTGTGTGCAAGCATCAGGAAGGCGAATGGGAGGAGGAGAAGATTCCCATGGAGCATTACAAGCTCTTCAAGAAAGAGAACAATGTGAAGACCAACATTGAGCATCCCATCAGCAGGGGTCCCAACAGCTACTTCTGGAACACCAATGCCGAGCCTGTGACCATCAAGAAGAAGGAAGACCCCTTCGACGCAGCTGTATCAAACGCACCAACGGCGACAACATCAGCTGCTGATGACATCAACTGGGACATCTAACCATGTCGCATGCGTACCATTATCAGAGTGTGATAAGCAGATCCATGGTGCTTGATCGTTTCTCACAGGAGGAGATTTTCGGCTGGTGTCTCAAGGACATTGTGACAACAGGAAGGAAATATTGCAACCCTCTGAGGGACGACAAGCACGCGGACTGCTACTTCATATATGCTCTTGACGGGACGCTGTACTTCTGGGACTGGGCTTCTGTCCCAAACCATTGGAACTGCTTCCAGTTCTATTCCAGAATGTACGGTATAAGCTATGAGCTCGTCTATGACCATATATGGATGAATGTCGATGACTGCGCGATGTACAGCGTATCGGTGGCAAAACCAGCCAAGACAAGAGTGAGGAAGATGTCATCGGCCACAGACATTGACATACTTGCCAAAGAGTGGTCGCACAATGAGCTGACATATTGGCGACAATACGGGATATCACAGGAGCAGCTTGACGCTGACAAGGTGATACCTGTGAAGGCCGTTATGATAACATCAGACGGTGAAAGCAAGTCCATGCTCATTAAGGGCATGGGCTATGCCTACACCGAGTTTGAGAGTGGCCACAAGAAAATCTACCAGCCGTTCGAGAAAAAGTTGAAATGGCTGACAAACTGCACGGCGAATGACATAGGGGGACTGAAAGATCTCCCTGAAAGCGGCTACAACCTCATCATCACAAAGTCATACAAGGACTGCAGGGTACTGAGAAATTTGGGATGGAACTGCATCTGGTTCCAGAACGAGGGCATGTGCCCTTCTTCTGACATCCTTGACAGGATACTTCCCAAGTTCAGCAGGGTGTATGTGTTCTATGATAATGACAGGCCGGGTATTGTAGCTGCAGAAAAGATAAAGGATATGTTGTTAAGACACAACGGGATGACAAGATGCTTCTATCTGCCTGAGGAATTGTACGACAAAGGCATAAAGGACTCATCTGATTTTGTCAAGTCAATATCCTACAATAAGTTAAACGAATTTGTTAAACTAAAACTTGAAGTAAAATGAGCGAAGAAGATTATTTGTGGGTGGCAAGGGATAAAAGCGGGGGTTTGTACTTATTTGCATCCAAACCAATAAAACATAATAAAATGTGGTATCCTCCAACAGTCGGAACAAAATATTTTCAACTAAATTACACTTTATTCCCGAATGTAAAATGGTGGGACGAAGAACCTCTTGCTGTAGTGTTACAGCAGGCAATATTCAAATCAAAATAATATGGACGCGAAAAAACAAGGAAAAACAAACAAACGTAAAGGCAGTAATGCAGAGCGTGAATATGCCGCCAAATTTCGAGATATGGGATTTGACAGGTGCATTACAGCGCGTCTCGGCAGCAAGCTGCACGACAATTGCGGGGTTGATCTCATCAACATCCCGTTCAATGTGCAGGTGAAGGCAGGTTATGGCAGGGGCCTCAACTATTCACAGGTCCTGTTCTACACCAAGTCAATGCTTCAGCAGAACATCCCAGACGAGGCTGAGCTGCCTGTCATCTGCATACACAAGAAACCGAAGAAGAAAGGTGTCACACCTGAGAACGAATTCAATGAACTTGTGGTGATGTCGTTCAATGATTTTCAAAAATTGGTACAAAAATGATATTAGATAGGTATTTTGACAATAAAAACATTGCCGATATTGACGATATACAATTGGAAATGTGGTTTCGCAAAAGAAACAAAGGAGAAATTGTATGGATTACAAAAGATAAAGAACAAATACCAATAAAAGATTTATCGGATGAGCATCTTCAAAACATATATAATATGATGTTAAAGAAAGAAGACTTTGATGATACTAATTATGATTATCTGAATTACATAAGTAAGCATGAGGATATTTATTGATTTTCAAAAACTTATACAAAAATGACAAACAAAAATAAAAAACTATGATTACAGAAGATTATATAAGTTTCGAAACAGAAGAATTGCTGAAAAAAGTAACAGATGAAAATGTCGCTTTTGAACATTATATTCAAAAAAACAATGATGATGGGACTTCTGAGGCAGTTGCTGTCTGCACACAACAAATAGCAATGAAGTTTATGAGAAAGGCATATTTTTTGAATATTTCTCCACAATTTAATAGATGGGAAAATAATTGGAGTGTAGTAATAAGAAGTATGGATAATAGAAATATTATAAAAAACAATCCAGCTTTAGAAATGAGTGGATTCAGCAGTTATGAAGATTCTGTTGAAGCTGCACTACAATACTGTCTAAAGAATTTTATTTAATTACAAAACAACAATTATGGGTTACAGAGCACATGTAAGAAAAAAGAGCCACATCGAATACAGCACTGGATATTTCAAGTGGTGTGATGTTCAACTTGCCAACTTTTTAACAACTGAATGCCCCGGTGCAAACATCTACGATGACAACGACTATCCGAAATCAGAATGGGAAATCCCCACAACGGAATTGAACGACCTTGTTGAAAGGATGGAACATAATTATGATGATACAAAAATTGTGTTTGAGGACTACACCGCGAAAGATATACGCACAATCCTGAAAATATGGCTTGACACGGTACAAAACAATCCAGGAAA